TCGGTGCGTTTAATTAAAATAAAACCAGGAGCAACCCCCAAGGAATGCGCAATATCGTTGTTTGTGCCATTGCCCGTATAAGTCACCACATCAAAGAACTTCGCCTGCTTGCGGAAGGTCCAGGAGGCAAAGGTGCCAGTATTAAAATTAGCGTTACCTGTATTATAACCTAGAGAAAAACCGCTGGATGTAAAACTAGTTAGGTCGGTAAGTGAAGTTTGAGCTCCGTCTGTGCGTGTATCTAAACCTTTGCCGACACCTCTCGCTGTATCTACGAGCTCATGCGACGACGAGCTGTTACGTTGCTTGAACCAAACCAATCCACCGTTGCCACTCAGATCAATCCCATTTGTAATCGTCTGCGTGCTGCCGTTGCCGGTGTAAAGCCAAGTGGAAAATACGTCCTCCACACCAAGCGCGTTTGCCCATGAGTTATTTCTCTGTCGATCCAGCACATCGTCCAGCTTCCACACGCCACTAAGCTGGTTAAACATGGGCCTGCGAGGAGGCTCGCCACCAATGTATCCGCCAGGGGCAATGGGATTCCGGGCCATGGTTTTTCCTAAGTTGTAATCAATTATAGACGGCCCCTAAAGGGCCGTTTCTCAATAAATGTCCAGTGCGCTCACTGTGATTTCACAGTCATTAGCCGCCGATGCATAAGCGCGAAGCTTCTGGCCGTGCTTCAAAATCACTTTGTTCGCCACGAATTCCAGCGATGCATCAGCAGGAATGGTAATGGTCTTCGCCAAATAAAAGCTAGTGGCTTCTCCTTCCACTGTGCCAACTGTCGTCGATGTAGAGCCAGTAGCAGTTACAAACACGCTCACGTCAACGGCACTAGCTCCGTCAGCGTTGGCGCCAAGAATAGACAGCACCACAGAACGATCATCGCTACTGTCCAGCAGACCATCTACGCCGCTAGTCGGATTGAAAATGTCAGTGACGCTATTGGCGCTACTAATCTTGGTGCTTTTTGCTTGGAAACGCTCGGCCATGATCGTTCGTGTGCTTTGTTTAGTATAAAAGGATTAGCCGAGTGCAACGGCCAAGCCAAGACTTACGCCTCCCGCAGCCGGTGCAGGCACGTTAATCACCACGTCAATTTCTTCATTTCCAGCGTCATCTGCAGCGCTAATTTCTGCAATGCCGCTAGGAATGAAATTAATCTTACGGCGAGTGCCAGCACTTACGCCAGTGACACTCACTCCCACTCGCGCATTGCTATCCAATGCACCAGTAATGGTCACGCGAGCTTGATCAATGGCAGTCGTGCCGCCACTATTCACAATTTGAATGATTTGATCGGCGGTCAAATCTTGCGGTGTGCCACTGACAATAGTACCCTTGACACGCAATGCCGGCATGTGCTCCAGCTTTGCATTGGAAATGCTGTCGTCTGGAATAGCCAGATCATTCAGCACCGTAAACACCAAAGGATCAGTGTCTAGCGTCGGGTTTTGCGTAGTTTGCACATATTGCTTGCCAGCATTCGTGCTGCCACTCAATACGAATGCAAAGCTACCAGCTTCTACTTCCGCATTGGAGTTGTAATCAGCAGCGCGAGTGAAGACGGCACTAATGCCAGTAGTACCAGAAGTGGTCAGCTCATAAATGCCGTTCTGACTAGCCGCAGCCTGATTCTTGAACAACACCCTGGTGCCAGTGGCCGCAACTCCCACACCATCAATGGAGGGAGTGCCAGTGGCTGTGTAAGTGAATGTCTGGCCGCTAGCTGCATAAGTGCCCACTTGTCCGCTAGTCGTCGCCAGTAGCACGGCCTCCTTGACGACCAAACCTTGAGCAACACTGTCTACATAGTCTTTTGTTGCAACATCAGTTGATGAAATTGGCGAACCAACGTTGGTAATCTTATATCCATTGAGATTGACATCTTGCGTGGCGCCAGCAAGAATCAAATCAGAATTGGCATTGATGCTAATGTCATTGGCCACCACGCCAACAGTGATCTTGCTGCTGCCAGCGCGAATGCCACGCAGTTCAGCTCGATAGTTTCCTGCCACCAGCGAGGAAGCGTTGGCCACAATGCTTTGACCAGCAGTGGCAACATTGGCCACACTATTCAGACCCTGCAGGTTGCGCAGCGCCACTTGAGCAGTGTTGCCGCCCGTGCCGCCCTGGTTAATCGACAGAGCTGTGGTCAAGCCAGACAGGCTTGTAATGTCAACGTTATCGCCAGCCTTGGCTGCGCCAAGATTGCTTCGTGCATCCGAGGCCGTGGTGGCATTCGTGCCACCAAGGCCAATGGCGAGCGGCGATGCCGTATTGAGATCATTGATGCTGATGCCGCTGGGAACAATGTCAACAGTGACGGAATTACCGCCATCAGCGAGACCTAGTGACACCTTCGCACTACCAGCCTTAAGCGTGCGGAATCGTAGATCTTGCGTACCATCTCCTAGTGTTGAAACACTGGACAGCACGTTATAAGTGGTGCCGGCGCCTACCAGATTGCTTGCAGTTGAAACTGCATTTGTGCGAATGGCAAGATCAACGCGGTTGCTTCCAGGATTATCTGTGCCCGAAAGCAGGATAGACGCACCAGGGATGAAATTAATTTCACGCCGCGTGCCAATCGCAGTACCACCAGAGGAAATAACACTTCGCTGAACAGTGGTATCAGCAACGACAGACAATGTAAGCGTGTTACTGCCGTCGTTATACGACGCATTAATGCCAGTGCCGCCAGACACCAGCAAATCAATCATGTCCTGAAGGCCTTCCTTCAGATTGGCATAAGTGATACGCTTTGTAATAGAAAGCGAGGGGTTGGTCGTATTATCTACAACGACAAACACATCGTCATTGTTGGGCGTTACAAGCTCAACAAGATCCGAAATCAATCGCGTTTGCGCCATGGATCAGGAAGCCCCGCTAACTTTAATTTCCTTGAATACTGGTATCGTAGCACTATTGCTAGACTCCCTCGTCCAAAAGAATGGCCTCAAGGTTGCAGTGGTGCCACTGAATGCATATATCGCAGCATTGTTTCTGTAAAGGTCCACTGCGCCACTGAGTCCATTGCGTCGCATCTCAAAAATGTCATCGCTCTTGAGGTAGACAGGGCCTCCACTTACCGTGATATCAATGCCGCTACTTGCCAGCGCATTGGCTCTTGTTGACGCCAGTTGAATCTTATCTGCACCGGATGGAATCACGTAATAAGTGACACCACTCTGCAATGGAGTGGGGGTTGATCCGCTATAAATAACAACAGCATCACCAACTGCGTAACCATGCCCTGAAATCGTCAGAGTATCGAAACCAATATCAGTAGACGTGCTGACTTTGTTTTTGACGACTGAAGCAATGGTGTTACCAGCACAGCACACATTTACCTTCTGTCCATCACTGGTGCTTTCTGCGAAGCTAACTGAATAGATGCCGTAGTTTGCACCATTGTCTCGAATCTCGTTCGCAGCAGTCCACGTGGAAACCGTCGAAATATTTGCAGACGTAGCCAGTCCGATGGCTGTAGTGCCAACGGCATTTCCGCTGACGGTCACATCAAACAATGCAGGTTCAATCTTGAAACTGAACCTGCCATTGCGCGGCTCCTGCGAGGGATTTTGAAAGATCTGAGTGCCAATGCAGAATGCATAGGCGCGATCTTCTTGCTCCACGGGGAGACCGCTTGGAGACGTGTTAATAATAGAACTGCCGTTTGCCATGCTTTTGCTCTATCGCAGCCCGTAGTTCAAGAACACTCGCGTTTCGGGCGCTGGGCTAACCACATTATACGTGTTTGTCGTGGTCGAGTTATAGAGCTTCATCCATTGAGCATCTTTCTCCGCCAGTGAATAAGGTAGCAAAGCATCATCCACTCGACGTGCTGCAAATACCACTGCACCTTGATCAATGGGGCGTGCGCGAGAAGCGATTGCTTGGTTGATCACCAAGTCGTAATAAGCAGTACCGAATGTTCCGGCGGCAATGCCAACTCCAGAGAAGCCTGTGAAAACCGCGCCTCCGCGAGATGTGCTGACGCGAATAGTGCTCACTCCTGGAGTGGCAACAATGTAATAAGTGGTGAGACCAATGACAAAGCGGAAGCCGGTCTCAAGTGTGTGTTTGCGATTAAGTGTCAGCGTGCCGTCGCCGGCAATATTTGTGATTTCGTAATTCTCGTTGACAATGGGGAAATCAAACTTACTGTCATATTCAGTTGTGATCGCTTCCCTTACTAAATCATAAATCTTAGTTAGCTCAATACGCTCTGGCTTATTGGCAGCCATGAAGAAGGTGCCAAGCTTTTTGCCAGACACTGTTTGCTTGATGACAAAGTTACCTTCCAGCGTGCCCATATCAGTAGTGTCGTATTGATCTTCCACTGAAATAGGCAGCCCTTCTGGCAGTTCAGTAAGCAATGTAATTACATTGCCATTTTCATCAATTCCTTGCAATATTGATTCTGTGAGGCCATACCCACCTTCGCTACCGCTGGGAAGTGTGCCATTGATGTGGCCCACCTCCTCGTCCATCGAACCAAACTCTGGATCACGAATAATCGCAAGCTCGGTCCGATAGTTGCTCATTACGTCCAAAGACTTCGGAAGTCCTTGTAACGTGTTAAGAATGCGTCCAGGAGCAAAGTCTTTTGCGCGCAGAGCAAACAATGGGAAATAATGAGCGGCTTCAGATCCGCCCAGCACTGGACCAATGTCTCTTCCCTCGGAAAGATCAGCGGCGTGCATGTCCGCCTTTTCGCTTTCCCCTCCATCAATCTGGAGGCTCAGTCCATACTTGATGATGTACTGAGGCTCGACGAGGTAGCCGCTGTTGCTGATTTCAATGGTAAATGGCAGTGCGGGCGTACCAAGGCTTGGCGCATTCAGGCTGTCAGGGATGAGCAGCTCGTGCATCAACACCCAACGACCTCTAGGAGTTTTGGAAACTGTTACAGGAAGGTCTGTCGCTTCATCTACAACAAAGGCATAGAAACGGGCTGAACTGGCGCCGTACCAGCCCCATTCCACCAAGTACATGCAGTTCTTGGTGAAATCAATTGAGGCATTGCTGCTGCCTGAGCCATCAAGCTTGTCACCATTAAATAGGCTACGCGGGACGATGGTCTCCTTAGGGAGACCATCGCCTGATGAACGACGATGGACAATGCGGAAATTGTCACCACTGCCATCAGCGACTGCCTGAAAGAAGAAGCCATCCAGGGTGTCACCAATGCCCCATAGCTTTTCACATGCAGGCAATTCTGCCAAGCTCATCTGCAGACATACAGATGAGCGGATAACACGACCTGTTTGGTAACGGAAGCGCTTCTTGGTGCTAATCCTTACGCGCTGAAAACCGCCGCCTGCCTTGGCGAGTTCAATGCGAACAGCGCGTCGAGCAGCATCGTGCTGAATGTAGCCAGTAGGCAACGGGCTATACTCTACCAGTACGTCTTGAAGTTGACTCCATTTAGCACTCTCTAGATCATCTTCGCCAGTTTCATTCAGTCCTTGAATTTCACTAACGTAAATGTCTTCGCGGAGATCGTAATCATCCGTGTAATTAAACAGACTAAGGCTTTTTTCAACTCTTGGGTTGCCGAATAAATCGCCTCTAATTTCAGTGGGCTTTTCTTTGTAAAAGCTTACCGGCATATCTCCGCCGAATCGCGGCAGAACGACGGGGATACCGGATGCTCCCACCTTTTGCCCAAGTGGGAAATCACCAGCCTCTTGGAGAACTGTGCCTGCGTTAGCGCCGCTTGCAACGACAATATGTCGTTGCCCCACTTCATGGGGAAGCTGGTAATAAGCCATCGTTTTTTAGATTAGCGTTCGCCCCAAGTGATGGAGCCAGCAACAGTGTTGCCACTATCGGCAACGGATTGAGCGGTCAGCACCAGTACGTCTCCGCTTTCTCCGGTGCTATTGGAAATTGGACGAGTGAGGAATTCGCGGTTATAACGGAAGATTTCCTCAAGGATGATGTTTTGACCATCGTCATCGCCCGTAAAGAACGTCGCTACGGGCTCACCACCAGTAACGCCAGTAGCAGTGGTGTTGTATTCAATGGCCGACAGCGCAGAGGTGGACGTAAAAGCCCCAGATGCTGTAACTGGATTGATGGTGCTGCCGCTGATAATTAGCGATGTGGGGTTCTTAATGAGCGCAAACTTAGCTCGGTATTGCGAGGAAAGATTGGCCATCAATGGCACAACGCGCATAATGTTTTGCTTGCTGTTGCCGTCATCGTTCGTGATATTTTCCTTGCAACGAATAGTCAGCAATGGACGAACTACGCCAGGGTTGATGCTGGCGGCGGCACTCTCTTCGGAGAAAACGTCGTATTTGCTTGCGTCGCCGCCATCAATTTCAGCTTTGGTACCATACACCTTCAAGTAGACAGCCTGCGCCAAGTTGCCAGTTTTTGTCACCTCAAAGGTCATGGGCAGATTGGGATTGCCCAGACTTGGGAACGGAATGCGGTCGCAAGTATTCAACTGATGGATGGTCACCCATCGAGCATTCTTTGCAACGGCACCTGCAGGCAGATTTTCGTCCACAGGCACATATGCCATCAAACGTGCAGCAGAGCCGCCATACCATCCCATCATGATGCGGAACATCGTGACGTTAGACAGGCTTAGCGTATGAACGCTAGGAGCAGTGCCATCAAGCTTGTCGCCATTAAAGGCGCTGCGAGGAACAATCTCTTCTAATACAGAAGGATCAGACGGAAGCAGGCGATAACGATGGTCGTGGTAAAGACTGCTGGGATCGTTGATTGTGTAGTCAGTGCTGCCTACTGGAGCGCCGTGGTTTTGCGGAGATTCGCCTGAATTAGTCCGACGAACAAAATAAAGATTGCTGCCAATAATGCGAATAATATAACCATTGCTGCCATCAAAAATTCCAAATTCAATGGTGGCATTCGTGTCCTTCAGCATGCTGACGCCAAAGCTCACGTCAGTAATTCGGCCAGTCTGATACGGAAATACCAAACGGCTTTGCATCCGAGCAACAGTGCTGTTCGGAGCATTGGTATTAATCAGCAACTGGGCGCCGCTTTCCTGGGGAAGGTGCGTGACGCTGGAATAATCGGGAGTGCCAGTCGGATCAGCCGTCAGCTTCCACGCTTTTGGATCGATGGCAAGAATATTTGTGCTGTCCCAAAGCTGCAGACTACTCTGCACTCGAGGATTGCCAAGCAAATCATCATGCACCTCAGAAGGCGCACTTAGATTGTCAAGAATGGGAACCGGCGATTGGTCGCTCGCAATTACAACGGGCAGCGAGTTGGCCATTGTGGCCTGACCCGCTTGAATCGGTTCAGTTCGGCCAACCGTAACTACCTGTTTACCTTCTTCAATGTCAGGCATTGTTCCTTAGATCGATGTAATGCGAGGCTTAACCTGCAGTGTTCCTAATACAATCGTATCCTCTTTAAGCACCTTTAGAGTGCCACCAGAAGCAACAGAACTGAACAGGGGCGCACCGCCACTTGGCACCACTTCAAACACAGTGTTAGAAACAATGCTCAAAGTATTGGCAGTGTAAGTGAGATTGTAGCCAGAAACGCTAGTTGCAGAAAGGCGAACAATGTCAGTGGGCGTAAGATTATGATTGCCACTGGTTGTCACGCGCATACGATACGTGCCAAGTCCAGCGTCCACCACTGAGCCCTGCGTAACAGACGCAATCCCATTACCTTCGTCAACGTAATAAAGCTCTTTTAAATCCCACAGGTAGAGGGCTCCAATGTCCGCTGGATCCGCCGCCTGCCTACCCACGTCATACGTGATACTGCGCTCACCGTAACCACTGGCAATATTGCGCCTAAGCGCTTCCGTTTGAGTGGATGTAAGTGCCAGCTTTAAATGGCCGACAGTGGAAAGCTTCGTGATTCCAAATGTATCGATAACGTTGCCGCCAAAGGTTTCCTTGATTTGAGCGACAAGTTCCGAATTGGTAAAATTTCGCGGTGTGCCAACTGGCTTCTGGAAAGCAAGATACAGCTCGTCAAAGCTGTCTCCCTCGCGAACTGTGACGTTAATGCTTTCCATTAGCCGTTAAGTAGTTTATCGAGATTGGCAATGGCCTCACTACGCAGCGACGAAGTGGTGCGCATTGGCGTTTTCAGCTCTTCAATGCGAAGGAGAAGCTGCTGCTTCTCATTGCTCAGTCTATCAATTTGAGCGTGCAGGTTCGTAAAATGCGTGCTCAGAGAAATGGTCTCTGCCATGCTCGCAGAAAGCTGCTTGTTCTCTTCCTCTAGCAGTGCAATTTGTTGGATGTAAGCGGCAATTTCACCAGCTCTTTCCCCATCGGACTTGATCCGCTCGACAACACGCTCTTTCTCAATCACCTGAGGCTTAGAAGCTGTCGCTAGCTGCTGGCGCGCTTTGCCAAGTTCTGCGGACAAAGACGCCACTTGCGCCTGTGCCGCCGCTGCATTGCCCTCGGCTTGGCTTAACTGCCGCAAAAAGCTTGCGTTTTGCTCTTCAAGCTCCGCCACTGTTCTTTTCAGCTCTTCGGCCTCATTGCGAAGCATTGTCGCCTCAATCAAATCACCTTTGCGCACGCCGCCTATGCGTCGACCGTCTCCGCGAATCAAGCCACGCACTTCATCAAGACTCATCTCCTCAACAGGAGCCACCCTCCATCTCTCCACGTAAGACAAGCGACGCACGTCTCCAACAGCCCGCCAGTCAACGGCATACGGCATCCCAGCCGGGCACGGAGGTAGTTCGATGTCCACAAGTCCATCAGTAATCTTGAACACCAAATCGCCGCCAGGGGCGCCAATAAAGGCGCCCCCTGCCTTGATGAACAAGCGACCATCTAGAGGCCCCTCAGGGCCATCTAGCCTGCCGACAATACGTGTCATGCTCACACCTCGCGATAGGTGACGAATGCTTGGTATTCAATGCCACTGCTGACGACGGTGCGAAGCGCTTCGCCCGCAGTCGTTGAAACAATGCCCATGGGGTTGGACAGTACAAACTGACCAGACGATGGGATAAGGAACGGAGGGGTGAGCGTGACGCCCGAAGCTCCGCTGCGCAATTGAATAGTCCCGCCGCTAGTTGCCGTAATAGCTACATTCAGCACACGCAGCGACTTGGTGGCCACGCCGGACACAAGGATTTCTCCGCTGGTACTAGCCACCCAAGCACTCTTGATGCCAGAAGGCAAAATATCGTGCTGCAGAATGTATGGCGTCTCCTCAGCGCCATCGCCAGTCGCTTGGACGTAGGCAGAATTGCCGGCAGCATCAAGACCAAATAGTGCCATGATCAGAAAAGCAAAAACAGCAGACGCTGGTTCAATTTAGAGGAGCCATCAGGAAGTCGTACAGTGTTGGCTGCCGTAAAATCCATTCTCAATGGCGATGCAATGAACCGCTGGCTGTAAGACCACGGCGATTGCCGTCTATTTACCCCGATTGTAGCAATCCTTATTTGGTAAGAAGTTCTAATATCATAATCGGCTGAATCAATTTTTATGTAATCATTGGTAGTGTGGCCAAGATCTATCCATATGTCGTCCTCTTCGCGATACAATTCCACCGCAAATTCCTTGATTAGCGGATTATTTCGAGGCTCCTGCCAGCACACCGCTGGATTGATTGCATTCAAGACTGAATAGCCACTGTATTGTGGCCATTTCCAAGTGACATCAATCTGCGCCATTAGGTAACCTGCAATACAATGCTGCCAGTGGTAACTGCAGGCGTGACGGTCAGCCCTGCAATTGACGTAATATGCGAAGACACTATTGTGAGATTGTCAACGGCAGCATACTTTTCCTCATAGTAGGCAGAAGCAAGCACTGTCACAAGACCGTCGTCTTCATTTAGACCTAGCACTCGATATTTTCTTGGCTGAATACCCGCTTCCCTGATAATCCATGCCGCTGGTAACCCTGGCGTGACAGTGAACGATGGCGAGAATGTGATGTTGTCTGTAGAGCCTGGGCCATTGGTGATGGTGGCAGCAAGATCCGTTCCATCTCCAGTACGGACAATGATTTCATACGTGGTTCCTGCGTTTAATGTGACGGCCCTGTCAAGTACAACTGCACTGGCGTTGATGGCGGTCAGCATCCCCGCATAGATACCAACACTTTTGTACGGATCGGCGATTTCAATAATTTCGCCTGGCATCAAGAAGAAGCCCTCTGCTGCCACCTTGAATGTAACAGTCTCAGTCTCGTTCAGATTGGTCATCAGCGCCCAGCGCCCAATGCGCTGGGCTTGTCCTTGCGAGGTGCAACCAAGAGCCCTTATCTCAAGCTCTCGATAGCCATAGCGATCAATCGCGGCGCGATCTTCCACGTATTCAATTTTTCCCCTATATCTATCGTCCCTGTCATTCCAAGACACAAGCGCAACTGTTTTCCTGGCCTTCAGTCCGGTGCCTTCATAAGCGAAGGCTGGTCTGTTTAGCGTGCCATCTTCTGCGATTTCAACGATGACATTGGCGGGAGAAAATTGCTTGACAACGGAAGTGGCTCGATCTTGCGTGGCGACAATTAAGCCTTGCGCGTAATAAATCATCCCGCGAAATGCTGCAGCCAGCGAATTCAACACTTCATATGCTTCTCCCCGGTTATTAATGTATGCATTGAAAGTAAATCTCTTCTCCATTCCCCCCTTTCCGTCTGGGACCATTTCATCACAGTACTTTGCAATGGGAAGCAATGAGTAGATATCAATATCTTCCTTCTTGATAAAATCTCCACATCCGTAACGCGGAGATGTTAGGAGATCGTAAAAAACCCATACAGGGTTATTATTGTATTCAGTCTTAAAAGAACCGTTCCAAACTCCCGAGTAAGTGTTGGAAGCTCTGTCATAATTGCTTGGCACTTGTATTTTTTGGCCAAGTAATTCGGCGGAAATTTCCGGCACGCTTTGGAAGAATTCCGCTGACACCTTAAAGCCAATGAGGGCGGAATTTGGATAGCGCAATGTCTCTTCAATGATGCCAACAATGGCCTTGAAATAAAGGTCGCTGTTTTCTTTTAAGTCTTTTGGATCACGAGTCTTTCTGCGCACTTTGACCGTCCATGGCCCAGTGCCGGTAAGGTCGAAATTGTATTCAACATCGTATGCGCCGCGAGACTTGCCCTTGATTTTTTCGTCTCTATCAACAATGGGAGTGCTGTCGTTTGTGGAATCAAAAATCTGAATATTAAATTCCACTTCAGTGCCCTTAACATCTCCGTCTTCTTCAACAACAAATAAAGACGCTACGCCTACTCGCACATTCAGGCGGTCCAGTTCGGAACTGCTGGTTGTCACTGCGACCGGACCGATATCTTTCGTCACTTTTGTGCCGACAGATTGCTCCACCCTTATTTCATTAAACCCTGGTAGAGAAGACTGATCTTGGGTGCCGCGAGTGAATACAATTTCTACGTCTTCAAAATTATCTTTCCCGTCTTTTCCTACAAGAGCTGTTCCATTCAAGAAAATGCGCTGGTTTCTTTCTTTTGCGCTAGACCCATCTGGAAAGCCCTGTATTTCACCCTCGGAAAAAAGAGACAACACACTAGCTTTTGCTTTGCTTCGCAAAGAATCTGGATCCTCAGTAGGTGCTTCGCCACCACTTTTCCCGCCGCCCGCACCACGCAGAGACCACTGCTGAATGTTGCCAGTAAGCTTTTCTTCCATTGTCAAACAGGGATGCTTTCAGTGCTGATAGCAGACGAAATTGTCAAGGGTGACACCGCTAAATAGCGACCGTATAGCAATGGAATAGGATAGCCCTGAGTTGTAAGTTCAACTGCTCTGTCAAACATGAAGCTGTCTTTCTTTTTTGAATCAGCGCTAGGTGTTTGCACTGCAGGAGTAAGCAAACCGGCAATACCGGTTAGTACGAGACTTGTGCCAATACCGAATAAGGCTGTGCCGACTACGGTAAACTTGCCGGCCAAGGCACCGGCAGTTGCAGTGCCGACACCAGGGATAAACGCAAGAGCAACCAATGCAACGCCTACAAGGATTTGTCCAATCGACATCCCCTTGCCGCCTGATCCGTTAATCACGGGCGCAATAATGAGTTTGTCGCAGCTCATCATGACGCCTTCGTAGCTCATGCCATTGGGATCTTGGTCAACAAGCTTAAAACCCACGCCATTTTCATGGGCGCCGCAAAGATAGTCCTTGAAGCCATCCACTTGGTTTGCAAGCGCAGAGATGACATCACGGGGATTGCGCACCATGAAACTATATGAACGACCAAATTTGCGACCAAGCTCCCCGAGCAGTTTCACGCGCACCATTCGCCGCTTCATGTTCCTACGTCCCTGTGCCGCAACACCTTAGCTGTTACTTTAGCCCAGTATCCGCCATAAACACTTTTTTCAGACAAGCGTCCCGTTAGGTGGTGGTAGAAACAATTGTCCTCTCCGGTGATAACGCCGGCATGGTTTGGCGATGGGGCTCCGATTTGCATTAGAAGGAAGTCGCCTTTTTGCGCTGGCCTATTCACCTCGTAAAAACCTTGCTGATGGTAATTATCGATAAACATTGTCCAATCTTTGCTTTCCCATTCGTACTCCTCTCCTCGATCAAAATCGTCTAATTGAATGCTAAATTCGCGGCGATAAAAATCCCTCAAAATTGCATAGCAATCATGAATGCCGTATATCCATTGCCTCCCTTCGTAAGGGGCATGTCCGGTTGGATCTGCATAGAAGAAATCTGCTGATGGAGAATGAAATACTATCCATGGCAAATTACTTTGCTTGCAAGCTGCAATATCAGGCTTGGAAAATCCTCGGACGCCATTCACGTGCGAATGATAAATGGCTTCTATTTCGCCAATGGAGGATGCGCGCACGTAATCCTCTGCTGAAATGGTGAAGTAATCCGACGGAGATTCAGATGCGTTCTGGCAAGGCACTATCTCGCCATTGACAACAAATCCACAGCATTCCGCAGGAGAGGCTTTCCTAGCCTCTCCTGCAATAGCTTGCTTAAGTGAAAAGCTAATCATCGCGTGAGATTGGCTCCAGGAAAGCCGCCAAACGGAAGTGCGCCATTGGTGCCAAACCGCAACTTACAGCTTTGCAAGCGTTTGCCACATCGATCATTCTTGCTTACAGCGTCTCCAGTTGGCAGGGCTGCGTATGCAGCGTTCAAAGCCGACTGAGCCGCGTTGTACTCTGCAAGAGCAGCGTTGTAAGCGTCTACAGCATTTGCATGTTGATTTGTTAGCGAAGAGCACTGAGGATTGGTGTAGTCAAGCTTTGCAATGCTCCTCATAGGAGAGAAGCCATTGTCTGCATAGTTGCCCAAATCGTATCCAGGTTGAGTTGAGCTGGTCCTGGCTTGCACAAAAGATCCATTGACAAAAAGTACAGGATCTCCGTCGTAATCTTTAATCCCAAAAGTGCTAGTGCTAAATCCCAAAGATGTTTTAATTAAAGTGTCCCCGCTTGCCGCCACATATTGGTCAACAGCATATGCAGGCCCAGTTCCATTCCTTTCGCTTCCAGGCCCTCTATTTGTTCGCTGCTTAAAGTCGGGACGATAATCTGGCCTGTTTCCACTAATGTTTACAACCGCTCCATCCCAGACGGCGATAACATTGTTGCCATCTCCATCTTGGATAACAAACGAATAGTCAGTGCCGAAGGTTTTTCTGAATACAAACAACACTTGGTCAACGTCGGCAGCATCCGGGTCGCACGCTGCTCGTTTTCTGCCCAGCAGATTGTTTTTCTTTGCTTCGGCATTGGCCAGTTTTTTCTTGGCATTGTCAAATGCAGTGTAAGCAGCTAAGTAAGCCGCACCGGCAGCAGATGATGCGCCGTCTGCCGTAATTGGCCGGTCGAATTCATTTGCCACCGGCGGCCCCGAATAACCACATTCAGTGCCTCGATATTCCCAAAGACAGTAATTTTGAGTGATAATTCGCCTTGGAAGCTGAAGGCCTTCTAGATCAATTTTGCTGGCAAGTTGCCATGTAATAGTTATACTGTTTTCGCTAATTTTGCGTTCGATGTAAAATTCGTCGTCTGGAAATTCTTGCGATGGATCGGGAGATGTCCCGCCATCAAGGTATTTCAATAGTGTACGCCGCCTAGTAACCTTAGCCCCAACGAGATCGTCGAAGGTGTTGACTACAGAAGCCAATGTCCCTAAGACATTGGCCACCGTTAATTCAGGAGTGGGAATCTGGCCTTTAGTGGTGCGCTCAAATCCGCTCGCCTCAATGGGAAAGGGTTCGTATATTTGCCCTTTCCACGAGATTTTCGTATTATCAGGCATCAAGTTGGCGGTGAAATAATACTTATCATTGGCATCGCCAGTGATTCCGCTCAGGTCAAGCTCGAACAGCTCGACAATCGCGTCATGCCAAGTTTGCGCTACGTCTTGTTGAATGGTCACGGTCAATTCCTGGAGTCGTAAATGCGCTTACAGGAGAAAGAAATAATGTTCACATTTGGACCAAGACTTTCCCACGCCCATTCATTTGGATCGAGTCTGTATTTGTAAACAGCGTCATCTTGGAAGAATTGCGAATAGAAAAAGTCCCCAGACAAGGCGGAAAGATCATCGTCTAATGCCTCTGCTTGTGCATCTGTAATTGGAACAGTTCTAATGTCATAGCGACGAATGTCAGTATTGGCGCCATCTGGCACCACTTGCTCGTAACCATCGCCGAACTGCACGCGCCTAACGCGCGTGCCTCTGCGTACCGTTAGGCCGTATTCAACTTCAAGCGTGAGAGTTGGTTGTGCCATGATGATCAGCGTCCGCTGTAAATGAGACCGCCAGGGCGGGTTTCCTTAAGGATGACGCTACGAACAGCCCCTTCGATTTCGCGCCCAAGCGCTTGTCCACCGCGTCCGCTCATCTGACTATTCGATTGACCATTGTTCATGTTGACAACAATGTTAGTAGAGATATTATTGCCAGCACCTTGGCCAAGATCCACAGGAATGCTCCTGCCGTTAGGCAATGGCACTACGGCTTCATTGAAGCGGCCTTCACCCACAAGTCCCAGTGTAGGCCCCGTGACAAGGCCGCCGTTTGCAAACGGCGTCCATCCACCTTGCATGACTCCGCCGTTGGCGGCAAACACGGTACCTGCTGACGGAGTGGTAGGCGCAGGCCCTTGAAGATTGGGGGCCATAAAGCTGAATAATTGTTTGACCGCCCAGTGAACCGCTGCCCTTAGCATTTCTTGAATAATCATATCGGCCATTTGCTTAAATGCGCCAGCGACAGATTCGCGAAGACGCATAACTGCGTCGTTCATGGAATCAAAATCAGTGAGAACATCAGTAATCGCTGCACCCAGTGACGACCTGATTGAGTTTTCAAGATCACCGAAGCTCTGCTTAATTCGCTCGGCTTTTTCTGCATATTGCTCAAGGGCATCAACACCCTCAGCAAAAGAACGGTCATACCCTTCTTGCATCAAGCCGGTAATTCTTTCCTGCCCAAATGGAGCTTGAGCAATCCCAATTCTGTCCTGAATCTCTCCTAACAATTGCTGTCTTTTCAGGATGTCTTCATTCTTGTAGTACTCTTCGCGCCTTCTCCTGTAGGAGTCAATCAACTTCTCGACAGCTTTTCTTTCAGAGTCTGTTAAGTCTTTGGTTAATTCTTGGACATCTAGAGCAGCTTTTTGATCATTAGTTAAATCTTTTATGCCTTCACTCAGGTTCTGACTAAGCATGTTTTGCTTAGTGATTTCTGCATTAACGCCACTGATAGCGTTTTCTAAGGGTTTTTGTAGTTGAAGCTGCGTTTTCAGTGTTTCAACGCCATAGCGTTTGTTAATGTTGTCAAGCTCAATTAATTTTTCTTTTTCCAAATCTGCAATCTTGAGCGCTTTGTCGCCTGCAGACATTTTCTCATTGTTTATCTCAACTCGGGCAACACGTAGAGCTTCTTCTACTGTGAGAATATCGTACGTTTTGTTGATCAACGCCTCCAAATTTTTCGCTTCTGTTTCGCTAATTTCTTTACGCAGCAGCCTATCCTCAACCGCCAGCATTTCGCGCTCTTTCTCAACCTGATAGAGCTTACTAGCGTCAGCAATATATTGCTTAAGCTTTTCTTCTTTTTTATCTTTGTCTCCTGCGGCTTCAGGAATTGGCGCAAGCACCGCAGGCTTTTGCGCTTCTGCTTCCTGAAACTTAATCTGCCTCTGGCGATAATCTGCTTCCGCGGCCAATCCTTGCAAGCGAAGACGCTGTGCCTCTAATTGCGAAGCTTCTATAAACCTTCTTCCTGTCAAGTCCGTGCGAATTGGCACTCCAGATTCCTCAAGGCGTTTCGCCATGTCACCAGCCACGCCAACAACCTCTTGGCCGCCAAGGCGGCCACGATTTTGCGTCTTCTGGAGTGTCTCTATGTCCTTGATACTCCTTTGAACCCGGAACTGTTCCGTTCTTGCCTCTGTTTGCGACATAGCACGAATCGCTTGGGCTGCACCGGCCGCCTTATCGCGAACGTCTTGCATTCGTTGCGCCAAGCTAGAGAACCGCTCAATCAGCAGGCCAAGCCCAACGAGAACGATGCCAATGCCAGTCGTGGCGAACGCTCCACGAATAACGGCAGATGTAGCGGCGGCAGTCTGCCCTGTTGCCGCCATCATCGCCCTAAAAGCAGTCAATGTACTGGTGCCAGTCAGTATTCTTGCGTTGAATACAATAAATTGCACTGCTGTGCTCGCTAGTGCTCCTTTGAAGATGGCAAACGCAAGATTAAGCGGCACAATAACTGCATACACCCTTGCAAGATATCCAACAAATGGATTACCAGCAATTTGAAGCAGCACTTTCGCCACCTCAAGCCCAACTCCTGCCATTTGCAGGAATTGCTTTGCAAGATCGCCAACATTTTTAGACAAACCTTCAAATGCTGGGCGCAGTTTTTCTAGCTCCTGTGCAATTCCGAACCCGCCAGATGTCTTGGCTGCTGCACCAGTAAAGAATGCATTAAGGCCGTCTGCCAGTGTTTTTATGCCATTAGAAACAGGCGAAACCACTGCATTCAGAAATCCAATTGCAACCGGCTCAAATGTCTCATACAGAAGCTTCATGGAGTTCTGCATGCGGTTCATTGCACCTTGGAAGGTACGCGCTGCGCCTTCTGCTCCAGGACCAAATTCCTGGTTCATGATTACGCCCACATTAGTGAGCAATACCTTCATAGCCTCGCCTTTATAGGCTCCATCTTCGAGGGCCTTAGAAAACTCGCTAATAGCATTTGGCCCCTTGAATCCTGCCGCTTCCGTAAAGATGGCCATAGCGCCTGGCAGCACGTCGCCAAGCTGTCCTTTCAATTCTTCGGACATCACCTGTCCTTTGCTCGCCATTTGAGCAAAGGCATAATTCACGCGATCCACCTTATCGGCGCTCATGCCGAAGGTCGCAGCAGCTTTGCTGATGCCAGTAAAAAGATTACGAATTTCTTCACCGCTAAAACCAGCGGGCTGCATTGAGGCATAAAGCTTTGTAAAGCCATCACGAGCAGATTGCAGAGGTACGTTGTACTTCTCTACAAGGTCAAGAATGAGCTGGTTGGAATCTCGAAACTCCTCGGATGACGGAGTGATTGCAGTAAGAGTATTTCGGAAGTTCTGTAACGCAGATACTGCTTCTGTTACCTGCCCCGGAAGACCGGTGATTAACGCCAGTGCTTTATAGGCAGCTCCAAACAGCAAAACTTGCTTGGCAGCAAAGCTAAACTCTTCCCCCATTTCTCGAATGAGCCCTTGACCGGGAAGATTGGGAAGTGGGCCGCCAAAATTTATACGAGGGAATCCGCCACCGCCGCCACCGGCTCCACCGCCGCCACCAGCACCACCGCCAGGCCCATTAGGTCCAAACATGCTGCTTTGAGCAGTAATAAGGCCAAGTGGGGACGATGGATAACCGGCCATGGGGAACTGTCCCATGGATCCACGAGGGGATGATGGTCCCATCATTCCTTCCATCGGGAATGCATAGTTACCAATAGCCCCTCCTCTGCCGGCATAAGGAGCGCCTAACAGCATTCTTCCGCCAATAGCATTTTGACCGATTGCGTACTTGCGGAAACCGGCTTCGTTAGCGGTGATACCCTCAGGAGTCATCATCCCACCAGTAGGGAATCGAAAATAATCCTGAGTGCCATAGCTTTGGGCTACGCCGCCACGTCCAATAAATTGACCGCCAAAAAGCCCTCCTTCGGCAGCCATTCGTGTTGCATATTTGCGCTCATCAACACCCTCAGGGAGAGGATCTTCTCCTGCGACAAAATTGACAAATCTTTTCAAGCGCTGAGTGAAGCCCGTTAAAGCAATCCTTGCTTGCCCAGAAGCTTTGGCAACTTCTTGCATGGGAACAAAAGATCCGGCACCAGCTCCGATTCCACCGGTCATCATTGGAGACATCGGGAATTGAGAGCCACGAGGCGTCATGCCATAGCGACCGGTAGTTCCAGCAGCAAGGCTTCCAAACGCACCGGGATCGATAAAACCAGTTCCATAGGCAGGCGGCATGCCTGCCGGATAATTCGCGAAACCAGGAGAGATGGCGCTACGACCAATGTATCCTGAGGCCAAAATCCCTGGATTAACAGCTCCTCCACCAGCAAGACGTTGGTTGACGCCCGCGGCTGGACTCAGATTGCCACGTGCGGATGCAAGCGCCGCAACAATATTGGCGATTCTTTGAGGCCTATTTCTTTCCCTAGCCTTCGCCCGTTCTCGTTCAATTAAACCGGAAATGGATCCACCTGCACCACGCGGCGTGCCTCCCATGGGAATCACGCCACTCATCATCCCGAGCATGTAGGCGGCCAAGCCTCCTGTTTGAGCCTGACGCTCAGCCTGCACCTGCGCTCGTTGCTGGCGAATCATGGGACCAATGGATCCGCCTGCACCGCGCGGAGAACCCCCCATGGGCAACACTCCGCCCATCATGCCCATCATCAAGGCAGACAGGCCTCCTGCTTGCGCTTGACGCTCAGCTTGTACTTGCGCCCGCTGTTGACGGATCATGGGACCAATTGATCCGCCAGCCCCGCGTTGACGCATGCCAGGTAGCTGGACAACCCCGCTCATGGCACCAGCCATGATTGCCTGCAATACCGCAGAACCAGCCTTTGCTTCCTGTTGTAGCCGCTTAAATAATTTCTCTATTTCTCGAACGCCAACATCACCTGCTTCGCCAAAACCAATTTTGAAACCCTGCTCAAGGCCCTCTCCAGAATCCTCGCCAATTTTCTTAAATTCTTTCGATGGAGATGCAATGCCAAGGACATCCTTGACGGTGCGAAGCGTTTCTTCGGCTAATTTTGCAGCAGCCTTGCTTACCTTGGACGATCCGTCCTTTAATCCATTAGCAAGGCCATTAACGGCTTCTTCTCCACTATCGCTAAACGCTGGTATTAGAGCCGCCTTTAATTCATCGTTTGTTACTTTTCTGAGGTCGTCCGCGACCTTCCCGACTGCCATCCCAGCAGCTTTGAAGGTTTTATAAACTCCCTGCAATTGCCCTCTATTTAAGCTTTCTACTGCTTGAGCGCCAGCAATCCGCCCGGTTACCGCACGCGAAGCGGTGCCGCCAAAGCCAACGGGAGGCTTGCCCTGTTCTGTATATTTAATTTTGATTTCAATGGGGGCAGCAACTGCTCGGCGAAAAGTTACAAGGCTACGATTTAACTGCCCTAAATTTTCGCGCGCTCCAACGATTTGACCATCGTTAACATTAATCCGCAGCTCTTTCGTGAGTCCAGTCAGTTGACGCTGGAAATCACGTTTATCGATGCTAAGCTTTACCTGTCCAGTAAATTCTGACGCGGCAATCTGACTCAGCTTGCCAAGCTGTTGGCGGAAATATACAAGATCAAACGATACGCCAAGCCGGAGTTCCGCCGCCATTACTATGCTTACAGCATTCTTCTATTAAGTGTAGCCTTTACAGGGCATCATATTACTCGTCGCTGCGCATTGAAGAGTTCTTAAGCTCTTCTGCCAGCATCGATACCACCCTGGCATCCATTTTTCGTGTTTTCATTAAACGTTTCAACACGGCGGCGCTTTCTTCTGTGATACCAGTTTCTTTCTTGAGTTTTCTGGTGTCAAATGGCAGGAAGTCATCGGCAGTTAAAGACACCTTTTTGCCGCCCAATGCATGGGCGACCATCGTGGCCATTTTTGCCACCGACAAGCTATGCAAATTGTACTGCGTGTGATCATGCTGCTCTAAAAACTTTAGAGCAGCAAGCACATCCTTCACCTTTTGCTTGGAAAAATTCTCAGGCCCCCATCGATCATCCTTAAGGCATGATGCATTAAGCCTGAAGAAAATAGCGTTCCAATTGGTTAGGCTCTTCAGAAATGCACGCGCCTTCTTCTCTACTCGTTCGGCGAGGCTTCCTGCCTCGCCTTCTTCTTCGATTTTTTTGCTTGTGCTGCTTTCACCTCCGCATCTTGTTCTTCGGCGATAAATTCCAGCATCCTACTTTGCATCTCGCGAGTCATAGTCTTAGTGTCGTCAACGGACCAGTCGTCAAGACGCTTCCAATCCTCGCCAATTTTGCCTTCGCCACGACAGCGCATAAAGGCAGTAATCAGCTTGGCATTGCCAAGCTCTGCAGAGCCACCAGAGGTGACCATGGAGAGGGTTTCTTCTGTGTACTCAGAAAGAAGTTCGGCTTCTGAAAATCCGCCACCACCCTGCAGCATTTCAAAAGCTTCATCCAAAGGGATAGCCTTTGCGGCAGCAATCTTCTTGGCAAGCTGCACTGCCTTGATCGTGCTCTGACTTTGAGCTTTGGAGATTTCCTCTTGCTCAATGCTTTCAGCAACTAACCAGCCACCATGACGCTGTAGGCGCAGGGTCGGAGTGAGTTCAAAGTAGCTGGTCTCTTCGGAGGCCAGCAGAAAGCTGTACTTGCTCATAATTCAGAATGGCCAACGGCACATTAAACGCCTTGAGACGCTCGCCTTTGATACGCACGTCTTCTGGCAGTTCAATCAAAAACGAATGTTGCTCGTTTGAGATTCTAATAGTCGTTTCCGAGAAAGAAATAACACACAAGATGCCGGCTTCTAACGTTGGGCCATCGACCTTGGCGTTAATTACATGGACCTCGCCAGAGTCGCTTTCTAGGTAGTCAATGGGACCATCAACCATTCAGGCTTTGATCGATGCGAGTCATTAGTCTATCCTTGATTTCGCTTTGATCAAACAAATATTCCGAAGCCAGTTGATCGGTCCAGCGTCTTGGCTCCCTGGAATAAGGACCTTGCCCCTCGTGTACAAACCAAGCATATTCTTCGCCGCTGGAGTTTTTAGCGTTCCAATGCCAATTTGCTTGTCCCTTGTTCGCATCACTTGAATACTCATAGGACTCAACCCCGCTGTCATATAGTTTTTCTGTATCCAAAATATTCCGAGGGTCGCCAACTACTTCGCCGTTTTTTCGGAGAGTAGGAGGGCCCTCATACGGATATTGCTCTTCAAATTTTTCTCGCCAATATTGCCCATTCACATCTTCCTCTGTCCACACTTGAAAAGCATCGAGCAAAGCTTTTTCCAAGTCCTTGGTGCCAGTAATTCTTGCAATCCCAGCCATCGGCTTTCCTCACTCGTAGGCAGTTGGTCGATACTGCGTCATGATTTCAATGTCAGGCAGAATAAAACGCGCATATTGATATTCGCGGTCGCTAGACGGAAAGCCTTGCAATGTGGCATCAGGAAAATGGCGCAGAATTCTTGTCACAGCCTCGTCCATGTTCTCACTAGAAGGATCGTACTGCGATAGCACAACTTCCCATGCCTTACGCATCTCCACCATCCCCATCAACGGGCGGCTGCGGCGTGTTGGATACTGCCTGATAGACGCCTCCATGCCACTCACCTTCCATCCCTTTGGCAAGCCGCTCCTGCCATCCACCCATAAGGCTGGCAGTGTGGTGCCGTTGGGCAGCGTGTAGCTGCCCAACAAGCCTGCGAGCAATTGCGAAATTGTATCTCTTACTTGCAGGATGTTCATACTAATAAAATAGCCCCCTTTCGGGGGCTTGTGAGACTTCTCTTACGGGAAGAATTAGGAGTTGGGAGCAGTGGGCAGAATGGCGCCAGAGATGGTGCAACGGCCGGTGCCGTACTTGCTACGGCTCATCAGGTCGAAGGTGGTCTCAACAAGGTTGTCAGCGGGATAGCTCTCGTTGTAGTTCATCACCGTGGCAGCGAAACAGGTGAGGTCGTAAGTTTGACCGCCAAGGTATTTGAAGATTTCCACATACACTTCAAAGTCCTTCTCGGTACGACCGCGCAGGATGACGTTCATCGCTTCGTCAAACGCGGTTTCGTCGATGGTAGAACCATCCAGATCTTTCTGGAAGTAAGAAGTGATAGAAGCTTGGCAACGCTGAGTCACTTTCACGCTATCAGCGAAACCGCCACCACCAAGCAGGTAGTACTCTTGTTCGCCGTCATTGAAAGAAACAGAAGCATTGGTCACGCCACCCAAGAAATACATGTTGGCAGGCACGCCAGATGTGGGGCGGGACAGAACGCCGGCAACAGCCGGAGTGATCACAGGACGAGTGGCGCCAGACAGGGCACCCACATACACGATGGTGTCCTGACTCTTAATGATCTGAGTGGGATGTTGGATGGACATTGAAACAATGCGAAGGAGCGTGATTAACGATTAAGGACACTTCCTGCTCCCACAACTCTAAAGTAGCCGTGGATAGGGGTGCCCAAAAACTGACGGTAGTGGTCAGTCATTTCAGTCGTAGGGAGTAGTTCAAAACGCCCCTCCTGATTTTCAATAGTGGCCTTCGCCACGCTTCCAGGGGGCACTCCCGAGAATGCTAGTGGGCCAACTAACCTGCCTTTCATGTAGATGGCAGTTTCATCGGCCCCAAGCCTCTGATCGTACTGAGGATCCCTGCTCTGCTTCAATGTGGCATAGTATGTGACATCTCTGGTGAGTTCCACATAATTACCGGTGGCCGAATCTGTGGCATATCCACTCACCACAGCAAACACCAGGGTGGTATTGGCAAGTGGTGGAGCTGGATTAGTCATCAGACAACAAAACCAAGCAGAGAAGATGATGCCGCTTCAGTGAGACGCTTGAACTCCTGGCCATACAATGTGGCTTCCAGCCCCTTGCCATATACCTTGCCATCTGTAGCGCCAATTTGAGCGCCCATTTGAGCAAGCTGGATGGAAATGATGTGAGCAGCTAGAAAACGTACAGCTCGGTCAGTCTGATCACCAAAGATGTCGGACGATACGTCTGCTGATGCACTTTCAATGGCGCCGTTCACAATCCCCGATGGATGAGGACTGAATTCAGGGAAGCGTTGTAGAAACCCAGAGTAAGTGACCGTCATGCCTTCCCTGTGCGAATGGCTTCAAGGCGACGATTAATCGCATTGCGCACCCTTACGCGACCTTCAATCTTCTTCCAATCTCCGAGTTTGTCCTCATCATGGAGAAGTTCGATGGCTTGGATGGCCTGACTGAGAGGAAGTTGTGAAAGATTCTCGGCAGACTTGGGAATAGTCTCAATCTCCACCCGCTCTTTCATTTCCTCAATGGCCCCAATACGAAGAAGACCCTGTACCGTTGGGTTCAGTTTTGCTTCTTCCCATTGCTCATCAGGGATTTCCTGATTAAGGCCGGGAGCAAGACTAATCATGCCTCGCTTTGTAATCACTCCGAAACTGGCCTCTCGCGGCGGATTCTCAAGTTCAGGGCGGTAAGCAATCAACATTGTGTGTTCATAAGAACTGCCAATTAGCTTAACCGCCCTTTTCTTGACAAACTACCTAAGGGCTTCCTCAGGGAGCCTGAACGTAGATGACGCTCTTGGGATAGTACAGAGCGACACCACCCACGCGAGCGTGAGCAGGAACGATGAACTCAAGGCCGCGCTGTTGGGGCGGGAAGAGTTCCAGGGGCTGAGGGATGTGCAGTTGCACTTTGCCGGGATCACGCTTGTAGATGACCATCCGGTTCTTGTTCAGCTCGCTCTTGTCGGCATCGAGCTGATTAATGGGCTCAACATTACGGATGAAGGGGTTGGTGCGCAGGAAGTACTCCAGCACAGTCACATCCGAAGAATCAGAATTACGAGTGGTGGACACCACGTTGTAATCTTCCCACGCCATCAGAATGGTGTCGGGCTGCTCCTTCATGTTGGAGCCATTGATGATGGCAGTAACACCCTGGTTCAGCAGAGCCAGCATGTCTTGTGCAGTGGTGCCAGTGGCGGTAGCGCCAGTGAACCACTTATCAGCAGCCAGCACGTCAACAGTCGAGTTGTTGAAGAAACCAGCCAGGCTCACAGAAGCCTCACCGAACAGAGCCACCTGCTCAACCTTCTCCTCATAAGCGCGACGCACAGCAGCGGCGCGGCGTTGCTCAAGAGCCACATTGGCCATTTGAGCAGCACGCAGTTCCTGTACGGTGTAACCGAAGGAACCACCGAAGGAGCGGATGTTCAGGCTCTTTTCGGTTTGGCTCACGTCAGCACGCGGCAGATCGTCCGCAGCGTCAGAAATGAGCTTGAAGTCACCAGTCGCATCCATAATGCGATAGGTGAAGGTTTGTGCGCCAGGACCAGCTTCGCTGGTTACAGGCAAAATGGTGGGATATTTGATGTCGGCATATTCGACTTCAAATACTTGCGGGCGGATGTACTCAAGCTGGCGCTCAAGAAACAGACCCGCTTCATCCATACGAAATTCGCTCATGGTGCCTCCTATCAGGAATCTGCGTCAAGGGTGAAGCTGGGGCCATTCAGCTCCAGCAGGGCGATACCGGCGCCAGTGGTCTTAGACACCCAACGGGCGGAGCTAAGACGGCGAGTTTTACCGCTCACGAAAACGTGAGAGAAGCGACCGGGATGAGCGCCAGCGGTAGTGCCAGTATGAGTGGCATACAGCACGCGCACGGGAGAAGTGAGATCGACAGCGCCGGTGACATACACAGCAACCACGCCTTGATTCACCACATTCAGGGCTTGCTTGTCGGAAGCTGCGGGACGGCTATTGGCATCAACAGCTTTCTCCTCAATGTAGGTGAGAGCATTCACGCCCACCACGGTGTCGCCAGTAGCAGCAATAGTCTTGGCAGAGTTGCCAACACTGCCACCAGTGTTAACGACAAGCAGATCACCAAAAGCAATGCCAGCGCCAGTTTCGTTGACGAAAGTGGCAACATTGTTATCGGCAATGTCGGCAAATTGACCTTCAAGAGCGGCGGTCAGTTCCAGCTCGTAGCTGGACTGGACGCCACCAGCGGCACCAGGAGTGCTCGAAAAAGTTACGGCCATGGATTACTTAGCCTCCTTAGAAATGGAGAGAGGGGACTTCCAGGCATTCTGCAGCTTCTCCATATAAGAAGAAGGTGCGGAAGCAGGGGTGGCGATAGAAGCCACAGCCTTGCGAAGATTCTCGGTGGAATCAGCGCGGCTGGCAGCGTCTTCAGAAATGGTGTCGAACATTGCCTGCACGTAGTCGTCGGAACGCTCGTCCAGTGCAACAGAATCGCCGCGAACTGCCTGAATGGCATCCACCATCACCTCGCGGGCGCTCTTGCCACTGAATTCATAAGCGGCATCGAGCACGGGCTTAGCCTTGGAAATCAGAGCCAGACGCTCTTCAACGATGGAATCAACGTTGATTTGTTTGGCCTCTTCCAATTCAGCCTTAAGAGAATCAACTTGCTCAGTCAGGGCATCAGCGCGACCCTCGGCGGAATCGCACTTGCCTTTCATCTCCTCTTCCATGGCGTCCATTTCGGACTTCATGGCATCGGCGGATGCCTGCAGCTCGTCGTACTTCTTCTTCATGTCCTCAAAGGACATCTTGGCGTCTTCTCGTTCTTTGGTGATCGCCAGAGCAACGCTCTCGCTCACCTCAAACTCAGCGCCGTCAAAATTGACTTTTGCGCTCATGGTTTGATTTTCCTCTGTGGAAAGTAGGGAGGGATCGGCAGCATCTTGGCGATCCAAATGCAACCTCACCTGCGGGCCGGCTCGGCCCCGACGAACGATAGCAACGTGATTACCACTGATCTCCTTTTGGATGCCGTCGTAATGTTCGCCACTATCGGTAACGCCAGGCGTCGGATCATAGTTGACCCTATAGCCGGCGCTCACTTCACGAACATCGCCTTTCATTACTTTTTCGATGGTCTCCCTGTCGGTGACCGTCATCACTGCTTTCACGAAACCGTTGTCGTAAACGATTTCAGATCCCGTGAAACCAATTTGGTAATTCTTGGTGTTCTCGCTGTCCAAAAGGACAGGAGGATGTTCCATAGTGATGGCCTTCCCCGCAAATGAGGCAAGGCTTTCTGGAGACGCCACTTCAGTTTCAGGACGGAATTCCTTCCTGATTGAACCGTCAGCATCAGTGTAATGCTGAATGCT